TGATTCTGGTGAATCAATATTTCCTACCAAAACTGATTTCATTATTGCAGGACTCAAACCAGAAATCAATGATGTTCCCTTTTCATCGAAACGAACTGGGAAGTTCTTATTTCTTGATTGAATATTCCAATAAACGATACTAGGTAAAGTGTATCCGTGTTGTTCGTACTCCCTACGAATCATCTGCATTGCAGTTAAAGGTAGGTTTGTTGCTTGATTAAATTCCATATCAGACAAGATAAGGATTTTCGTTGGCATTTCATTCTCAGAGACATTATGTTTCACTGCCTGACCAAGGATTACTCTAAACACTTTCTCAAGGTTTGTACTCATACCCCAATCAGAACGACTAAGTTGTGTATATCTTTGATACAAATCACCACTTAGTTTTTGTAGTTCAGGTTTTTCAGAGAAAGTAATAAAACTATCTTTGAATACACCCTCATTTCTCTCAGAAATATACAATCCCAATGATATTGCAACATCCATACAAGTAACATTGGCGTTTCCACCAACACTGCTAATCATAGATCCTGAAACATCCACAACAGGTAGTATTCTTTCGGTACATCCTTCCATAAAATTTGGAAGAGCTTTCCATTGTTCAATAGCTAATTCTCTATTACCTAAGTTCAAGGTTTTGACAACATCATAAGGATAAACTGCACTTGCATTTACCTTAGTCTCACCATTTTTAAGGGCGAGAATATATTGACCAAACCCAAGACTATCGTGTTTTGGAAACGCTTTTGAATATCTTCCCATAGATAAAGATGGTAGTTTAGAGTATTCAATATTTGACCACTCATTTGCACACATCTTTTGTTCTACGGTGTTGGAAAGTTCAACCAACATTTTACGTAAAGATTTTGGTGTCAGACCCATAGCCTTTCTGATGGAGTTAAATATAACCCCTTTTCTTGGCATCCACTTTGCACACAATCCATTACGGGATTCTAATCCCTGGATTATTGTCGCCATCGCATCGTTATTCACTTTGGTGTTGAATAGGACAGTTAAATCGTCCCAACGACCGAATTCTGGGATGAACTTAATGTTCTTTGCCAATACTTCTGAATCCGTTTCTGCTAAGAATTGGATTATATCACGGAATATTTGTCTTTCACCAGCACCTCCACGAACATCTCTTGACCAAAATAGAATACGCATCGCAGTCAATGGATTTTCATTAAATGCCTTTGAGAAATTACTCAACAATCTTTGTTTGTCTTGTCCTCTCATTGCTCCAATGGTGAAGAATAAATTCACACACTCATTAAGAGTTGATGAATTTGTAACCATACCATTTTCAGTAAATGTGTCTTCTGTTTGTAATGCGTCTAAGAAGTTCATAATCTTTTTATTTAATTTGTTTTGAAAGTATAGAATATTAGATTGAGGTTGTCAAGGGTTATTTTAAATCTTGTATTTGAATTAATATATTTGTTACTTCTTCTGGTGTTAGATTACCTACAACATCACTAGTAATTGGTGTACCATAAGTAAGTTTTCCATCTTTGTCAAGTACGTCTAATTCATATAACCCTTTTTGTCCACCATATGAACTTTCATTACACACTACTGAAGCTCCATACCCATTGTCAAACATAATTCTACTTACAACACCTCCAATATATGGATGGGGTCTGAATTCAATATCCTCAAATACCTTAAAGTTTAAGTCCAACATCTCACACAGGTCTTTAACTGAGATTGAAGACATCTTGTTCAATTTGATAATACCGTGTTTTTCATAATGATCACGGAGTTTTTCATTTATAGATTTTTTACTCATAGATGTTTAGTCTTCTTTTACAATTTTTACAAAAATTACCACTATCATACACATCATTATCTATCGCCATAACACAAGATAAATCACCACAATGACCTAAACCTAATGTATGACCCAATTCGTGAATGATAGTTTCTTGGAGGAAAGATTTTTCACCTCTAACTATAGCAGTCCCACCATTCACTGCGGCATAACCTCTTAAATAATCACCTCTAGCCCATAATTCTTTATCAACAATATATAGAACATTTTGTTGACTAAAAAGTTTATTCAAACAAATATCGGCATTAAGGATATGATTCGCACCTTTTATGTACATATCATCACTTATCGGTTCATTATCTCCAATAATACAATTAAATCCATAAAAACCTTTGATAATCCTAACGGCATCAGTAATATCACTATAATCAACATTCCCCAAAGATTTGATAACAATTGTTTTATTTGGAAACTCAGAATGATTTATCGTTTCAACTTGAGTTTTATTATCAACAACATATTCATTATTGATATTATTATTGTCAATTTCCTTTTGATTATTAATTGTAATAGCAATTGGGTTTGTTGGTTGGTTAAATGAATTGTGGGGATGAATCACAAACATTTCAGACAATGTGAGTTTCTTTTCTTTCATATAATCCCAAACAAAATATACGATAAGAGCAACAACGGCAATTTTGATTAAGTCGTTCATAGTTGTTTATTTTTTGATGTTACAAATATAAGAACTACTATTGACTAAACAAAGTTCCAACGAATGAATTATTTTTTCTTAATACTCAATTTTGCCAAATTATGTCGTTGTAAGTTCTTATTGTCATTAACAACATTCCTTGATATTGGTTTATTTTGTTGGACTTGAGGTTTTTCAGGTTTTTGATTTGGCAATACCTTTTGTTCTGGTTTCTTTCCTAATATTTCATTGATTCTATCATAATCAATTGTTTTTGGATGAGTTAATATTGCGGAAATATCTTTTTTGGGGGTGATCTCAATGTATGGGTCAGTATTGTATATTTTATTTGTATTAACCTCATTAAAAGTACTAGTCACCAATTCTTGTAATGGACCAAAATTACTTTTACGTTTACTCATTGAGTAATATTTACCTCTTAATGGTGATGATAATCCAGTTTCTTTTCTTTGGGTTAAACTATTTGGATGTACTCTCCTATAAAATACAACATCATTTGTATAACTGAATTTCTTATTGTTTTTATAAAGTCTTCCCATAAAATCTGAATCTGCGGCGACTGGCCAAGGTTCAAATCCATTCATTGATAAAAATAAATCCTTTTTGATTGCAAAGACACCTTCACCATATGTGTTTGATCTGGTAATGTTATAATTTGGTGTATTTGTAAAATCAGAATACATTGGTTTGACAAAATCGTTTGTCCTCATTCTTCCTAATATATCTGAAATCATATTTTCTTTCATTATATCGTCTGAATCAAAGAAAAGTAATATATCTGAATTGGATATTTTGGCTAATGAGTTTCTAACAATATATGGTCCGTTGTTTTTGTCAAAATAAAAAAATCTTATGTCTTCATTGTATTTGTTTTTCTTAACATATTCTAATGTTTCCTCACATCCATCAATTCCTACCAAGATTTCACAATCAGAGTACCCTCTAATACTATTTAAACACTCAGATAACATTGTTGGGTTTTTGAATGTGGGGACGAGGATGGATATTTTTGGCCTAACTAAATACTCTAACAAAAATGAGTCATCATTCACATAAAGAATAAAGTCAGAGATTACTAAATTATCTAAAGGACCAAAATTATTATTACTTTGTTTTTTATGTTTTTTGTCGTGATAGTATTTTCGTATTGGTGAGTTCATACCAGTACTAGGGTTTGATGTTAAACTTTCACCATGTTTCCTATAATATAAACCAACACTATCCAAGGTTTCAATTCTAATCTTGTTCGCAGTAACTCTCCAAAAAAATTCACCATCCGCAGCACAATCCCAAGGCTCAAAACCATTTAATGACATAAATACCTTTTTATTGATACCAAAAGTACCAACATGATAATGATTGACCGGAGTATTGTTAATATAATTTACATAGTTATCTCTAAATGTAATATAACGATACCTTACATATTCATAATTATCTAATGTGTTTACAACATTAGAAACTAAGGTTGATGTCATAACATCATCGGAATCAAAAAATAATAATTTTTCGTAACTAGAGTTTTTAACCAAAGTATTTCTGATTATATATGTGCCTACTTTTTTAGTGAAAAATAATATTTTTACTTTATCAGATAATTGATTTTTAATTGACATTAAGAATTTCATTGTCTCAATACAATTATCAATTCCAATCAGTATTTCATATTCCGAATCGCCACAAGAATTTATGATTGATTCTAATGTTTCTTTGATATATGATGTATTTTTGTAAGCGGTAACAATAATTGAAATCATAATAAATTATTTAATTAAAACGTCATTTGGATTTAATTTGGATAGTGTGTTATTTCCATGAATAACCAACTTAACATAAGTTTCTTTAACATATATGATGTTATTACTTATAGTTTTTAATCTATCGTGAACAACATCAAAAATACCTGAATTGACTTTTTTTTGAATTAATGTTGAAAACATTGAACAAACTTTTGAGTAATCTCTACTATGTTTATATTCCTTTTTTGTGTTTAATTCATATTTTGTTGGTTGAAAGGTGATAATAAAATTATCATATAGGTTACTATTTCTTTGGTATAAATTTTGGATATACTCAATATAATTTTCTACCATGATATCATCACAATCGTGCCTAGTTTGTAAAGTTATGTTATTATCAATAACATATTTTTTGTAATCTTCTTTTGTGCTTTCAAATCTCAAAACATCAATATTTGTATTTAATTTTTCTTTAATTAATGAAAAATGATGTGGTTTGGAAATTAAGGCTAGTTTAAAATTCTTATTTGTTTGATTATTTATTGCTGGAATAAAAGTTTGTTTCATCACCTCAAAATATGAGTTGAATTTTTCTTCATCAGTAAAATAACATCTAGTTACAATTATATGGTTCATAATTTAGTTTGTTTAAAAATGATGGATCTTTTATTGTTTAAATCCACTCTATTTTTTAGTTTATTGTATCCAAGAAAAGGACTATAAGTTACAATATTTTTTTTTGTTGAATGTTCGTTACCCAACCATCTTTCCCAATAATACCTATGAGAGGTAAATTCTGGAGGTATACAATATTTTTGTACATATCCACTCCTAACCCAAAAAAAATTATACCATGCAAAACCAAACTCACTAGGCAAGATAGTTCCAACATCTAATGAGTCGTTTTTTTTGAATTCGTCTAGATATAAATTAAAGTTTTCAATAACATTTTTGAATAATATTTTACGAAGAGTGTGATTACCATTATTTTTTTCACCCGATGTCATTCCTTTAGTATGAAAATATAGAATTACTGAGTCTTCCCCTAATGATACATCGTACACTGCTTTTATTCCCGGATATTCATATAAATTATCAGAAAATAAATTTATAATTTGAACCTTTTTGAATTTTGCCCAAATTAATTGTTTAGCTCGTTTTAAGTCATCAGTATTACAACTTAAACTAATGTATACATTATCTGCTAAATCATATAATCCACAATTTTTTAATTGTGATAATTGTTCTAAAAAAATTGGTTCCCAAATACCAGGTTTAAGATAGGCAAAATAAACTATTTTTATTTTCATAAAAAATTTGACATAGTGATTGTTAAATATTTATATTGTATATAAAATAAATAGTATGGAAAAAGTATTAGTATTAAATGCTGATTTCACCCCAATAAATGTCACCACTGTATATAAAGGATTTACCTTGGTTAACAAAGGAAAGGCTGAAATCTTGAAGGCAAGCAAAACCCCCTTATGTACTGGAGTCAAAGAATTTGTTCGTCCCTTAATCATCCGTTTATTCAACTTTGTTAAGTTCAGAGTTAATAAATTGAAGATTAACAGACACAGATTATACAGAAGAGATGGCCACGAATGTACATATTGTGGCAGTAAAAAGAATTTAACAATTGACCACATCATCCCAAAATCAAAGGGTGGTCAGAATACTTGGATGAATCTAATAACTTGTTGTTCTCCTTGTAACAGATTAAAAGATGATAGAACACCAGAACAAGCAAATATGAAAATGAATATTCTTCCCTATGAACCAAATATATTCTCAGAGATAATTAATTCTTCTGTTGGTGATATGTGGGAAGATTTCAAAACGACATTCTATTAAACACAAAAGGACGTAAAAACGTCCTTTTGGTAGATGTTGGATACCTCCCTTTCTTTTAGTTGAGTTTATCCCATGTAAGTCCTACCTCACAGGTATCTTTAATGAATTATGTATTAGTTTCACTTGGAGTTTCCCTTGGTTCTTTATTAGCTAATGAGGTTGAAACCTCATCAATTTTAGAACCCAAGTCAGACAACATTGGACATATGGCGTTTTCTAACCCCTCCTCAATTGCTTTAATAAAATGAGTACTAGCCAACATTTTAGTGATTGAATTCCTTAACACACCCTCAAGTGGTCCTTCCATATTTTTACTTGATGTGTATTTTCTAATTATAGCCTCACTTATTGTTCCACCCATAAATGACACAAATTTATCACATTTCCAAATTGTCAATAAATCACCAATTTTTAAATTACCTAAACCGACAATAATTATATTACCTAACCATCCTTTAGAATCTATCCCTAATTTCTCAACAACCCATTTCATAATATACTCTTTGAAGTAGCTATAAGCCCCGCCGAAAATAGTCCCACCGAATAGACCTGCAAGGCTGTTTAACACTTCTTCTGAAATAATTTTTTCATCATATCCTTTTGAATTAAGATAAACAACCTCATTCAGAAGATCACCAAATAAATTATTTAATTCACTTTTTTTTTTAATGTATCTACCTTCAGTTAAAATATGTAGGTGTTTTTTGATTATCATTTCTTCACTTAACGACTCTTGTTTGTTTCGTTTTAATTTGTTTAAATTTTCAGATATTATATTTTTTAATAAAACATCTTCCTTTACTCGGTTTGGATTAACAATATATGTTTTAGCTTGCCTATACTGTTCTTTGTTCTTACCAAGTTTCCAAGCCGCTAAGTGAACTGGTGATGCGGCAAAAAGTGGGTCTATTATTTTGGCTTCAAATTCAGTATAAGTACGATTTTTACTAATAATACCTTTTTGCATTGCTTTTTTAAATCCCTCTAAGCCATAATTTTTAATACACTGTAATGACTTATCCTTATCTTCAGCATCTGGACTTGCGTTACTTTTATTAGTTAGTGCGTCAGTATAAGCCTCACTGTAAGTTACAATTTGATCCACACAAGATTGAATAGTATTATTCTCTTTGAATAATTTTTGATTTAGTGATGGGTCAGAACCACCTATTGTTGTATTTTTAGGACGAAGCATGAAATAGTCAGTCTTAAAATAAGAACTATAATTATAGTTACTTAATTCTCTAGGGTAGCTATTGAAATCTCTTAGATTAAATTTATCGTATTCGTTCATTTTAGTTGCATCCCCTTCACTAAAATCAACAAAATTAAACGGCGGTTTTTTTAAGTAATTTATAATATTGGTTTGATCCTCAGACAGATTTCTAGCCGCTTGCGTCAAACCCTTAAATTTCCATAATGTAAGTTTTTGCCCCGTTAATAATTGTGGATATGTAGTAGCAGGAACGAGTTTTTGGGCATCAGGGTCTGTACCAATATCAACTAAGGTATAATTAGACAAATTAAGTTTCTTATCATTAATATCTTTCCAGGTTACAAAATTATTATCGTTATGAATTAAAGTCTCGTACGCTGTTTTCCTTGTACCGGATAAGTTCAAAGGGTCATAGAAAGTATTAACAGTTCCTTGACAAGTTAATTTATTTTTTGTTAACGTAACCTTTTTTGTTTCATTATTAACAACATATAATGTATAATAAACGGAGTTACCGACTTGTTCACCAAAACCTGCGGATACAAGATAAAGGGTTGAAAGTCCATCTCTGGATGGTCTAGTTAAAGCTTTTTTTCCATCGTAGTCAACGGTACTAGCTGGGAAATCACGGAAACAATTATTATCATACGCCGCAGCCAATAACGGATCCCCAAACCCCAAAGTCTCATTAGATTCTTTTAATATTTTCATAATTAATTATTTATCTATTTTTTTATTTTACATATTATCAATGACTGATGTATCACCACCAGAAGTAATTGAAGTTGTTGTTGTTGTTGTTGATTTTCCACATTTAGCCTTAACCTGATCATAAATATCTTTAGTTATTGTTTTAACTGGACTAGTACCTAAGAACTCACCAGTCTTACGAGCTGTTTCAGGGCCTAAACAACCATCTACTGAAGCACCAACACAACCTTGAATTTCTTCAATTTCAGAACTTCTACAATAATATCCTTGAGGGAATCCACTACATGGTTTACATCCACTAACTGGTGGTACTGGAGGTACTGGTTTAGGTGTAACATTAATAGTCAAACTACAATCAATAAAATAAACATTACCATCTTGGTTTATTATTATTTTATCACCTTGTACCAACCAATTTCCTTTCCCTTTTGATGAAACAAAACTACGATCTTTATTGAATACTGAGTCAGGAAATGGGACATGTTCTCCATTTGAATCAACTGTATTTGGATTTGCCATTGGTAACATATTAGGATTACCTTTTTCTGAAAGAGTTTTTAAATCGTCTTCTGTTAATCCTTTAGAACCTTTAGCATAAATAACCTTTAAACAATCGGGAACCCATTCAATTTCAGGATCTTTATGTCCATCTGAAAACCACCATTGTAATAGTGCTAATCCTCCCGCACCAGCTGCAGCAATTGAGGCATATCTAAAGGTTTTGTTGGCCCATAATCTCTGTACCCAAGGTTTTGGTGGTGGAGGTGGTGGTGGAGGTGTTGGAACAGGGCCAGGGCCAGGACGAGGACTTCCACCTTGTTTTGACTTAATACGAACCGCAATATCATCCGCTACATCATCAGCGTAACCTTTACCCTTTAATATCTTAGCAATAGCTTTTTCTGATAACTCATCAGCAAATTGTGCGGTTTTTATACTTAAAGTAGCCGCTTTATCAACTAGAGCGGTTCTGATTGGACTACCGGAAGGAAACGAACCTGATTTTAGTAAACCTTTGGCTAAATTACTCAAACCATTTGCCGTTATAGTTCCAGCTTTAAGAGCGTTTAAAATCTCATCAGTTGAGCTCGCAACACCCCCACCTTTGAGTGTGATTCCGCCTACCTTACTAGTTACTTTATCTAACAAATTTTTTGCAGCTTGATATTCAGCGTTTCTTGCACCTTTAATAAAATCTGCATAGTTTTTTCCACTATTTGAAAATGCGACATCATCAGCTTTATTTAAACCGACGTTGAAAATCTTCAAAAATTGTTTTTTTGTTTGTTCCCCTAATTCAGCAAATTCATTTATCTCTAACTTTGATTCATTTTCCGTTAAAGTTAAATTAGAATTGTAATTACTTAAAAGTTTAAATCTCGCAATTTCTTCTGATATTAATTTTTTTTCCATAATATTTTTTATATTTTATAATTCACCAGTTAATTCAACATTATCTAAGCTACCCCCCATCTCTTTTGCCATTTCAGCCATCGCTTTATCAACCTCAACTTTAGCGTTAGCTTTTTGTTCGGCTGTAAATTCATTTGCTTGTTCTTTTTCACGACAAGTTATAGGATTATCAACCCCCATAGCAGCACAAAATAAAGCGTGTTTTACTGCAGCTGACAATGTTGTTTTTCCCGCTTGACCTAAAGTTCCTCCTTTTTGTGTTAATTCTTTAGCCCATATTTGTTTTAATTTTTGTTTTAAATTTTTAACTATTGATGTTGTTGTCTGAGTACCTCCCTTAGCTCCAGCTGCTAAATCATCAACGAATTGTTTAACCTTAGCGGTAGTTTTACCTCCCCAATCAGCCAACCATTTGATACCTAATGTATTACCAAAAAATGATGCAGCTTGAGCTATTAAACCTATTACTGTATTAATACCACCTCTTATGGCGTTTACCATTCCAGCAAATACGCCTCCTTGTTTCGCAGCAATCTTACCAATATCTAAAAACGACCGTGCCCCAGCAAAAACTGTTCTAGCTGATTTTGCTATCAGTTGCATACTAGGAATCATTGCTATTATATCCATAAAAATATCAAGATAACTCCATTGGTATTTTCCACTTTCGTATTTTCCACTTAACATTTTGTATATATCCCAAATCAATAGAGCTCCATATAAAACAGCATTTGCAATTTGACCAACAACTGGTATCAAAGTAGAAAACCCAGCCATAATTCCTACTCCAACTGCACTAAATAGCATAGAACGAATACCTTCCATAATGCACTCAACACCTGAAGTAACACAATTCCAAGCGGATGCTATGCCATTACTAATATAATTCCAAGCCGATTTTGCCTTTTCTCCAACATAATTTAATAAACCTTTTTCACCAATTTGTTTACCTTGGTCTACAACCCATTTCCCAGCACTTACTGCAGCATCTTTAACATTTCTTGCTGCTTGAGCTACAACAAAATCCTTTGAAAATGGATTATACCATTGTTCAACAATTGTTTTTATATGGTTTATTGAATTATTTACTCTTTCTAAGATAATTGATTTATCTGTAGATTCATTAATTAATAATAGTTTGTTACCATATTTTTTTTCCCACTCACTTATTATACTCAAATTATTACTAGGTTTGAATATTTCTACCATTTTATATAAAACTTTCCTAGGATAATTTGAATACTCAACCAAGTCCATTTTTTTATTTTGATATTTGCATAATAAATTTTCTTTTAAAATATTAAAAGCTATATCTATGTTATCCATAGTATATGGTATTATTTTTTTGAACCTAGGATTATTTTCTTCGTTGGAAACTTTAACAACTCCTTTAGGTGTAAAAATATAATTAAAATTTTCAGAAATTGCAAAACCTTTAGTTATCATTTTTTTTATTTAAATATAAATATATCATACTACAATAAAGTATTAGCTTTACCTCTAGTAACTTTAACAATATCTCTCCATTTTGTTAATCCGATTTGATTTGCAGGTCCTCTAGTCGCACCAGACTCCCATTTTGTCACTGTTGGATAAGCTGGTTTATCTCCACTACCACTAGCCGCAGCTTCCTGTTCATCCAATTCACCATCATCAGTTTCTTTACTATCGGTATGGACATTGGTGGTATATTTTCTCATCGTATTAATAATTTTGTCAATTTCGTGTACTCCCATTAGAATAATTCTGGTTTTGGTAATTTATCCATAAATAATACATAGTATTCATTCAAAAATGATTGAATTTCATTCTCATCAACAAATAAGTCATCGTCAATGTCATCATATTCATCGGAAGAACTAAATTCGTCTATTTCTGTGTGAAACGTATATCCGAAATCGTCAATTTCAATAAACGGTATTTTTCCTTCTCGACATTCTTCGTCACTATCAGAGTTTGTTCTAAACGAAACCTCCAAAACTTCCTCCAATTTGTTAATATGAAATGTAATAATCTCAATAATTTCCATTTTAGTATCTTTTAAATCGTTTAAACATATCCAAAGTTTTATTTACTTGTTCTTGAAGTGGTTCAATCATATCTTCATCAACATCATTTAAATATGTCTCATAATCTTCAGAATATTCTTCATCATCAATATCCTTTAAATATGTCTCATCTTCTTCAGAATATTCTTCTTCATCAATATCCTTTAAATATGTCTCATCTTCTTCAGATGAATCACCCATTGTACCATATTCCAAATCATTGGGACCGTCACCAATCATATCCAATCCATCAAAATCTTCGTCTGTTGGTGTCATATAAATGTCTTCCTCGTCAGAAAACAATCCGATATCCATACCATCATGTCTCATTTCATTTATTCTCATATTAGAATATGGCTTAACAACACCCTTATTATTAACAACCAAGCCAACCTTGTCATTAGCGAAATCTTGTACATATAATGGTTGTTGATTTATCTGTTGACCATATGTTGTTACATAACCATCATACACTTGTCTATGTTGGTCAAGAATATCATTCTTTTCTGCTTGATTCATTTTGAAAAAATATGCGTTCATAATCTTTTTATTCATAAATATAATGTATTTATTAAAATATTTATCATTATGAAAATTATAATAACAGAAAGTCAAAGACGAATACTACTTAGAGAAAGTACTGGAGAACAACTAGGTGGTATCATTAAACAAAATGCCGAAAGGGTTAAAAAAATAATTGAGGAGGCCAAATCACAAATAGGACTTAACCTTCAATTCTTGTTAACTTGGGGGGCTGGTATTGGTGGCTTTATGGGTCCAATTGAAGATTTTGTTAGAGGAAAATACCCAAGTCTTTCTGAGTTACAACTTAACCTTATTTTGATTGGTGTTATTGCAACCTATTTTGTTGAGAATAAAAAATTCTTAACAAAAATCTATAACAAAATTAAAGATGAAGGAATTGTCAAACAATTTGAAAATATATTAAAAAAGAGTGATTTATTAAGGAATACTTTCCTTGATTTTGTTGATGGTCTGGGTGTGACCTTTCATAAAATTACAAATATGATGAGTTATACTTTCATCATACCATTAATCCCCCTAATATATCAAATGGTTACAGATGGATTGGTAACTAGCCTTGATTTGAAAGAATTTGCTATCAGAATCATTGGATTCACTGGATTAACATTATCTGGCATTATCTTCAAAGAACTATTATCCAAAATGGTGAGGCGATTCAAGGGATAGAACTTGAACTATCCATTTTTAATGATTATCCTTTTTAAAAAATAAGGTTAATATGCAAAAGTTCGATTTTAAAGACATTACATTAGTTCCAGAAGCCCTCTCCTCAATTTCATCAAGAAATGAGATTGATATTAAAAATTCAAACAACAAATTACCAATAATAGTCAGTCCAATGGACACTGTTATTGATTATAACAACTATTCCATATTCTCAGATATGAAAATGGAAGTATGTTTACCAAGAAACGAAAGATTAGATGAATACGATGGGTTTACATCAATATCATTAACAGAATTTGAATTAATGATTGACAAACACAAACGTTTTGAAGTAGAACCCATTGAAACCAAAATATTGGTTGATATCGCCAATGGTCATATGACAAAATTATATGATTTATGCAAATATTTTGTTAATGAAATCAAAACAAATCATAAATTGATGATTGGGAATATTGCCAATCCCACAACCTATGAAAAGTTTGCAGAATTGGGGGTTGATTATGTCCGAGTTGGTATTGGTGGAGGATCTGGTTGTCTTACATCAGCAAATACCGGAATACATTACCCAATGGCTTCCCTAATTTCAGAATGTTATCAAATCAAAAAGAATAGAAACTACCATACGAAGATTATTGCCGATGGTGGATTCAGAAATTATGATGACATAATCAAAGCATTGGCTCTAGGTGCTGATTATGTGATGTTGGGTGGTGTTTTAAATAAATCCCTTGAATCTTGTTCCCCAGTTTATTTTGGAAAACTAATTCCATTGAATAAATCAACATCAAAATATATGTGGGATAACCTTAAATTTTTGAGGAGATTTATGTTTAAGAAATTCAGAGGTATGAGCACCAAAGAAGTTCAGAAAAAGTGGGGGAAACAGAAATTAACAACATCAGAGGGTATTGTTAAGTATAACAAAGTTGAATATACAATGGAAAAATGGATTGAAAACTTTGAAGACTACTTAAAGTCAGCAATGTCTTATACTAACTCAAGAACTTTGGAAGAATTCAAAGAAACTGAATATGTTTTTATTACCCAAAATGCTTTAAACAGATATTACAAATAATTACATTTCAGTTATCAATACCTTCAATTCCCCATCACCTTTAATTACTCTATGATAAACCCCTACTGGTATATAATATTTTTCTCCAACGGTCAACCTCTTAGGTAGTTCATCATCCATTTGTAAATACCAATTATCACCTTCCAATACTTCAACAAGTCTATTCTCTCTGTCACGATGCCATTTCAGTTCTTCTGAATCAACGTTTGGGGAGAATACTCTTAGTTTTTTATTATCAATTATTTGTTGTTGATATGGCAGGTTTTCCATTACCAAGATTTTGAACTTTTAAGACCTAATTTCTTAGCGTGCCTCCCCACATTGCAACTCCAGTACCCAGCCATAGTTCTATCTTTCTTTTGAGCACAATTATGTCTTGCTCTGAATGATTTTGCTGCTTTAGGGTTTCTATTTCTTACTTTAAGATTTGGATCACCAAATGTAACTTTCTTGATTGTGCCTTTTGGTGTTTTAACATATACCGCAAATTTCTTTGGACCCCCAGGTGTTCTGAATGGAGAATTTAGGTTAACATTTTTTCCTCTATGTTTAGCTTCAGACAATAACTCCTCAACTTCTTCTTCATACATTGGGGCATCCAGCCAAACTTCATCACCATTTTCCAATAATACTTTCTTACCCAAGTCAGATTCAACTAACCAAGTGTCATCACCATTCAAAGTGATTTTATTTTCGTAATATAAATTTCTAACTTCATTGATTAATTTGAAATATTTGTCAGAATAAATTCTAAATACATTTTCAGATAATGGGATTTTATTACTTAAATGGTATTGTAATTCTTCAGAAATCATACTTGGTTGAGTTAATCTCATCGAATTGTCTACACTTTCTCTCAAAACTTTTTTAATTAGGTTATCTAGATTTTTGTTCATAAATTTTGATTTACCCATAAATATCACTACTATTATTATGAAATTTAATAACTTGAACAATATGACTAATATATTTTTATTTCTTTACTCCTTTACTTACATAATAATACGATTATATGTATTTGCTAAGGTTTTTTACCTTTTATGTATGACTTATTACTATCCAGAATCCCACGATATTAATTCATTAACTTGGTGGATATATTTTTTAATTTTTGATATTTGGTTAATATCTATGTTACCAAATAAAAAAGAAATTAAAAACAATAACGACATAACTCTACAATAAAATTTTCTATTTTTTGGTATATTTATAAAGAAAAAATTTATGAGAAAATATATCGTTAAAGAATCTGACATTAGAAGAGTATTAAGACAGACAATTAAAGAAGAAATGGGAATGGAACAAAAGGAACAAAAACAAGCTCCTCGTTGTGTTCCTGAAAATGTAATACCATTAGATGAAATTGTTGGTACTGCTGATGAATATGTTGATTATGCAAAAGGTGTAAGTAAAAGAAAATTAGGTGTGAATTCAATGGTTGATACCTTGGGGATTCTTAATAATATAAGACTATTCAATGATGTTAAAGATGGTGGTTCACATTTGGCTTACAATATGATGCACCATTTAAATAAGTTCAGAAATAAGAACTATTATGATGAAACATCCAATCAATGTAACAAAGCAATGGACAAAATAATTGAATTATACAAAGAAAATGAACACGGAACTGAACTTGTTAAGGACATTGAAAGAGTTTTAAATCTTCAAACAAAAGACGATGAATACACACCCTCACCAAGAGCTAAAGAATATCTAAAAAGATGTTTAGCTTTGGCTAAAGGGGAATAATCTAACCTCTTAGGAGGACTTTTAGGACCGTTACTAGTTATGGTAACAAAAAAAGAGGACATCGCTACGTCCTCTTTTTCTTTTATCGGTATTTATAAATAAAAACTATGAAAACTAAACTATTTTTTGGATGGGAAAATACAAAATGGTTGTTTAGAGAACTTGGTAAAATCTATTCATCAAAAAACTCAGTATTTTCCAAAAAAAGAATTGAATCCGGTATTGCATTTATTGTTGCACAATGGGGTATGATTTTCTTCCTATTAGAAAAAAACTCATCATTGACTATGACCGATTTAATCATGTGGGCTGGTGTTGAATTTGCTATCTCAGGATATATTATCCACCAAATTCAAAAAGAAAAGAAATCTGAAACCCCAACTGAAGAAACACAAGATTCAATTAACTAAAAAATAACCCCCAATGATGAGTTGGGGGTTATTTATCGTTTTGTTGGTGTCAACGAAATGATAATTACTTCACTTCCTCGAATTCAACGTCAGAACCACTAAAACCATCGGTATTTTCGGTTTGATTTACATTACTATACAATTCTTGAGTAATCTTTTGCATTGACATATTAACATTATCTAATGCTTTGTCAATTGTATCAATATCATTAGACTTCATACTCTCTTTAAGTTCAGTTAAACCCTGTTTAACCTCTTCTTTTTGTTCTTCACTGATTTTTTCATCTAGATTCTTCAATGTTTTCTCAATATTGAATACGGCACTATCAGCTTCATTCAATTTTTCAGCAGTTTCCTTAGCGGTTATATCAGATTCAGCATTTTCTTCAGCCTCTTTCTTCATTCTGTCAATTTCTTCTTGTGAAAGACCTGATGACGCCTCAATTCTGATGGTCTGTTGTTTATTCGTACCTTTGTCCAATGCCGACACACTGATAATACCATTAGCATCAATGTCAAAGGTCACCTCAATCTGTGGAATCCCCCTCATTGAGGTTGGAATCCCATCCAAATGGAATCTACCAATGGTTTTATTGTCTTTTGCCATTAATCTTTCCCCTTGTAAGACATGAATTTCAACAGTTGGTTGATTATCTACCGCAGTAGAGAAAATTTGTGACTTTTTAGTCGGAATTGTGGTATTTGCCTCAATTAATTTAGTAAATACACCCCCCATTGTTTCAATTCCTAGTGAAAGTGGGGTTACATCCAACAAAAGGACGTCTTTTACATCCCCAGCCAACACACCACCTTGAATAGCGGCACCTAAAGCTACAACTTCATCGGGATTTACACCTTTTGATGGTTCTTTTCCGAAAAATTTCTTAACCGCCTCTTGAATTGCTGGTATTCTAGTAGAACCCCCCACCAAAATGATTTCATCAATGTCATTTGGGGTCAATCCAGCGTTCTTTAGAGCTGATTTACATGGGTCAATGGTTCTTTGTACCAATTTGTCAATAATTTGTTCAAATTTTGACTTTGTGAGGGTCTTGATAAGGTGTTTCGGTTGATTATCAATCACCATAAAGTAAGGTAAGTTAATTTCCGTACTTTGAGATGATGAAAGTTCAATTTTCGCCTTCTCTGATGCCTCTCTAAGTCTCTGAATAGCCATAGAATCTTCAATCCAACCATTATTGTCATTTTTGAACTCAGATGTCAACCAATCAACTATTGCGTTGTCAAAATCATCACCACCAAGGTGAGTATCTCCATCAGTTGACAATACTTCAAACACGCCACCACCTAATTCAAGGATAGACACATCATGTGTCCCACCGCCGCAATCAAAGACAACTATTTTTGAGTCTTTATTCTTCTTATCAAGACCATAAGCCAATGCTGCGGCTGTTGGTTCATTGATAATACGTCTAACATTTAAACCCGCAATCTCTCCAGCTTCCTTTGTTGCTTGTCTTTGAGCATCATTGAAGTATGCTGGTACTGTAATAACCGCTTCAGTTACGGTTTGACCCAAGTAATCCTCAGCAGTTTGTTTCATTTTCTGTAAAACCATTGCTGAAAGTTCTTGTGGAGAATATTCCTTACCATCAATCTTAACTTTAGGGGTGTTATTTTTCCCTTTTGTGACATTATATGGTACTCTCTTAACCTCAGACTTGATTTCGTCATAACTTGAGCCCATAAATCGTTTAATTGAATAGATTGTCTTCTCTGGATTTGTTACAGCTTGTCTTTTTGCGGGATCACCCACCTTTCTTTCTCCACCATCTATAAATCCAATAATAGATGGGGTAGTTCTTTTACCTTCCGAATTGGTGATAATTACTGGTTCACCATTTTCCATAATCGCTACACATGAATTTGTAGTCCCTAGGTCAATACCCAAAATTTTACTCATAATTTAAATGTTTTTTGTTTAATTATATGTTTTATTTTTTATGGAGTCAACCCCCAACTTACTATCCCATATATAAAAATTAAACCAATAAATTTTTTACTGACAAATTGTCAGTTTTATGACTTTTTTAAAATTTATTTGTATTTATTCCTAAATGAAAAATTATGGACATCAACTTATTCAACATATTAAAAGATTAAATACAATCCTCCTTGTTTTTAGGGGGATTTTTTTTTATAATTAACCAATAAATTTAAATTTTTAAAAATGAAAAACACAAAAATCTACAACGAACTAGTTCAAAAAATGAGAACTTTCTTCCAAGCAAAAGGATTCTTGGAAGTACCAACACAATCAAGATTATCAATCCTCGCTGCGTGTGAAAATCCACATTCAATCACTAAATTTGAATATTTAGGACAAATTTGGCCTTTACCACAAACAGGTCAGATGTGGTTGGAGTATGAATTACTCAAAAACCCTGAATATCCTGGAGTATATTGTATTTCAACATCTTATAGACAAGAGAAAACACCAATAGTTGGCCGACATGAACTCATTTTTCAAATGTTTGAGGTTGAGACAAAAGGTACAAAAGAAGATATGGTTAAACTTCAAGCCGAAATGTTAGAATATCTTGGATTTAATACCCCAACTGTCGCTGACTACAATGAACTTTGTAAAAAATACGGAACAGAAATCCTTGAAGCTGAACACGAAACAAAAATGTGGAATGAAATCGGTGATTCTATTTCATTACAAAACTTCCCACTAAGAACAAACCCATTCTGGAATATGCAAAAGGGTGAAGGTGACAAATTCCAAAAGGTTGATGTTATTCTATTCGGACAAGAGACAATTGGTTCTGCTGAACGTTCTTGTGACAAAGAAGGAATGAAGGAAATGTTCTACACAATTGAAGGTGGAAACTATTCAGCAAAACTTTTTGAATTATTTGGTAAGGAAAGAGTAGAAAAAGAATTGGAAGAATTCTTATCTTTGGACTTCTTCCCAAGATTTGGTTGGGGTTGTGGTATGACCAGATTGGCAAGAGCGTATGAATTGAATCTTCAAAAAAAACTTAGTGCAGAAATCGCTTAATTATGGCAAAGAAACAAAATGTGGAAACACCAAAAACAAAAAGTACCAAATATGAATATGTCCTTGATTGTGGAGATATAATCCAAATATGGAGATATGATAAAAAATATGGTAAGAACGCTTATGAGGTGGAAAACATTTACAAAGGAGAACCAAAGTTCAGTAAATTAAAAAAGGGGTCGAATTCGACCCCTTTTTAAATTATTATAATATTTATTATCATAAAATAAATTTATAAATCAAAGTAAATGTCAACTGAAATTATTGTAGCTTTTATAACTGGTGTTATGGGACCTCTATCCCTAATTTATGCAAAGGCTTTTATAGATAAAAGAAAGAGAAAACCTGATACGGTTAAAGAAACCTTAAAAGTTAGCGAATTGGTAACAACAAAAATCGAATCACTAAGAGAAGAAATACGTTGCGATAGAGTTTTTATTACTCAGTTCCATAATGGAGGGAATTTTTACCCAACAGGAAAATCAATGGCTAAATTTAGTATTATGTATGAAAGTGTTGGACATAGTGTTGTGTCAAAACAAACTAATTTCCAAAACATTCCAGTTAATTTATTCAGTAAATCAATCAATCAATTGTTGGAAAATGATATTATTGAAATTTATGATTTTGAGGATATAACAACAGCAACATACGGACTAAAATATATAGCTGAAGAAATTGGTTGTATGTCACATTACGCTTTTGCAATTAAATCAATTGATAATAAATTCATTGGGACATTAGGAATTGATTTTACTAAAAAGAAAACAAAATTAAACCCCGAAGCAATCAATCATTTGTCAGTTTATGCTGGAACTCTTGGTGGGGTATTAATGAATCACTTAAAACAATAATTAAAATATGTTAAAAATCGGATCAAAAGGAAATTTGGTGAAACAACTTCAAGAAAAGTTGGGAGTAACCGCTGATGGTGATTTCGGTCCTATGACTGAAAAATCACTAAAAGAATGGCAAACTAAAAATGGACTAATTTCAGATGGAGTTGCTGGACCTATTACTTTGTCAAAGATGGGAATTGAAATCCCAACTATAAAAAAAGAAGACCTAAAATTGGATAAACTTAAAGGTCAAATACCTAATGCCGTAATTTCGGAAATCGCAATGATTGCCGATAAATTTGGAATCATTACCAATTTAAGATTGTGTCACTTTTTAGCTCAATGTTCAACTGAATCAGGTAACTTTAAACTAACCCTTGAGAATTTAAATTATTCCACATCTGGTTTAATGAAAATTTTCCCTGGTTATTTCCCTGGTAACTTGGCTGAATCATACGCACACCAACCTGAGAAGATTGCTTCTCGTGTTTATGGGAGTAGAATGGGTAATGGGGATGAAACATCTAAAGAGGGGTGGAAATTTCGTGGTCGCGGATTTTTGCAAGTAACAGGCAAACAAAATTACCAAATATTAGGTGATTTTTTAAATGTTGATTTGGTATCTAATCCAGACTTAGTTGCAACAACATACCCATTGTCTTCAGCTGCTCATTTCTTTTATAAAAATAATCTTTGGCCGATATGTGATGAAGGTTTATCAGAAGAAGTTGTAACAAGAGTAAGTAGAAGAGTAAATGGAGGTGATAACGGACTCCAACACAGAAAATCAGAATTCAAAAGATTTGAAAAACTATTGCTACTTTAAAAATAAAGCCCCACTTTTTAGGTGGGGCTTTTTATTATAAGAATACAAGTTCATTAGTTTCTTGATTCCATTCCACAGTCAATGGTTTGTTTTTATACTCATATCTTTCATTCAATACACTTGCATTGATATAATGAGTATCACCATCAAATACATAACCATAGCCAGTATGAATATGACCACAAACGTGAATCTTTGGTTTAATTTCCTTGATTCTTTCGGCCAATAATTCACAACCTAGATGTTCTGTTCTACCAATAACTTGATCAACATAACCATACGCAGGTCCGTGAGTGATAAGGATGTCAGCATCAGTTGGGATATTACTCCATCTACGTTTTAGTTCCTCACCTTTTCTTGGTAAGTTAAATGCCCAATCAAAGAATTCTGGTTGCCAAGGACTACCATATACTTTCACTGGTTTTTCATCGCCAATTTGGACTTCTACTGAACTATCTCTTAGGTATTCAAAGTTCTTATAGCTGTTTAATATTTCTTCGGTACGTCTAGGTATTAGAACGCTACCATGAACAAAGAATGGTTCTCTATCAATGAAACCCCAATCGTGGTTTCCTGCAATGAACACTTTGAAATCATAGTCCAATCCATCAAACCATTGACAGAAATCTTGTATCTCGTGATTGTAACCCATAGAAGACATATCTCCAGCATGAATAAGTAGATTACCCCATGGTAAATCCCTTTCAACTTGTTTATGTTTACTATGAGTATCTGATATAAATGTAATTTTCATTTTATTGTGTTTTTTTTATAAAAATAAACTATTTATATGATATAATAAAATCAATTATCAAAAAATTATGAAAAAAATTATGAAAAAAATTATAAGATTAACAGAATCCGATTTAATCAGATTAGTAAAAAGAGTTATTAAGGAAAACCAAACACCCTCAGTAATGGGACAAATATTTGCTGAGATGAGAGCCGATTCTCAATGTTCAGATATTATTGTTAGGTTAAGAAATGTTATCAGTATGTTAATTAGTGGTAGCGATTACGCAACTTATAGTAAAACAGGAACATTGGGTGGGTTTTTAAGGGATTTAAACCAACTTAATACTACACTTCAACAAGAAATGTCAAAAGTGAGTAGGACAACTAATCAAATGTTTAAAAAAATACAAGATTTGTGTGTCGCTCAAGGAATAACTCCTGAAGATAAATGTGTTGTAAAATTTCAAAAATTAGTTTTATCTAAAGCCAAAGGACAGAATGAACTAGAAACTGACAGTGGTAAAACAGAATGGGCGGATGGTATTGTTGGACTTGCAACTTTACAGTCATTAGTTCTTTGTCTGATTGATTTCTTCAAATCCTTTTTAGATGCGAATCCTGAATTAACAGATTCACCACTGACAGCTCATGTCCATAAAAATCCAGTAAAATATGGAGGAATTAAGGGTGTTGAACAAAAAGTAGGAACTAAGCAACATTAATATAAATTAATTTGAGACTACAAATAAGATATAAAGAAAATAAAGTAATTGTTTGTAGTCTCTTTAATTTTAGTTTCAGTAAAATCATCAGGATTATATATTGTTGTAATGTTCTCATGTTCAAACTCAAAGATATCACAATACACCCTAGTGTAGGGTAGTAAATCCAAATTATAATTATTTTTAATATACTCATTAAAATTTGAGAACACCAAATTTTTATCGCATTCCCCCTCAATAGGAAAATGATAATATAGTAATATCCCAAAACTCAAAAAACTACCTGTAAAACAATTCATATAATCATTCAAATCGTCTGAAAGATTTGAGTTGTATGTAGAACAATTAATCGGTAGTTCTAATTGTTTTTTTTCTATTACATATTTTTTAAGAGTATCAATTAATATCTTAACCTTTGTCGTATCAAAATTAATCTTAGTATTTAAAGAATTTTGATTCACTATATATTCACAAAATTCTACATTAATACTCGTTTGTGATAAAATTGGGAAAGAGACTAAAAAAATAAGATTTAAAATTAAAATTCTCATAATAAATAAATTTTAATATAGTTAAAAAATGTAATTGTTTTTTTTAGTCCCACCAACCTCTTAGACCAGATCCGTCAAATTGTTCATCAAAATCTTTTTCTTTATCAAATTTATCGTAGTCTTGTCCTTTCATTATTTCCCAAAGTTCAATCCATTCTTGTTCTTCCAATTCAGTTACCCTTTTGAAAAATTTTCTGTTGAACTCTTTTTGTTCTTCATTATTATAATCAACCAATTCATGTAACTCTGAGTCCCCTTCAAATGGAATAAATTTTATATTTTTTGTATCATATTTACGACCCAATTCAGTTTCAACAATATCAAAATATCTAGATTCACGGATATTTTTTAAGATTTCAACAACCCTATTCATTTTTTCAACTTTCTTAAGTTTACTATGTTCAACTTCAATACCTTTGGTTTCAAGATTTTTGGATATGTCTTCAACTCCAATCTCAATAAAGAATAAAGTTCCATAAGAATCCCACCAATGATGACTCCATAAGGCTTTTCTGAACTTCCAAATGTTTTTGAAGAAGTTGGGTAGGTCTCTAAATAGGTATGAATATAATCTACCATACCAAGTATAATTGTAACTCATAATTTTGTGTTTTAGAATAAAAAAAATTGTGACATTTTGGCGAAAAACGACTTATTCTTTCTTGTTACTTTTGAAAGTTGCCCCTTCTTTTCTTTTTCAAAGTTATTTGAAAGGAGGGTTACATTGTTTTCACTTATGTCCTTTTTCCACTTTTTCATATACAACTCAAAAAGTCTCTCAGAAGTTTCAATCTGAGCAGTGTTTTCGCAAGAATCAAGAACTTTCATAAGCCAAGTGTACTGATCCAAAGAATCTCTTTTCATAGTTGATAGAAGTTTTATGTGGTGAACTAATGATTGTGACACAAAAATAGGATTTAAAGTTTAATTCTCAAATTTTACTTGATGTTTTTATCAATAAAATTTTTAACCGCAGTATTCAAAATAGTATTCTTCTCGTTAGAATCAACATCTTTTAAAATCTTCTCTATTTTTGAAACATCTCCAATATAATTTACAATTTTATTTTTCAATGATTTTTTATTACCATTATATATAAAATATTCATCACCATATTTAAATGTAATCATTTTACCTCTACCATCAGTTAATTTATGGTATTGAATATCCCCAGACACTTCAAAGTTATTTTCTAGGAAATTTTCTACCTTATTAACCAATTCGTTTTTGTCATATTCTTCCAACAATCTTTCTAGTTGTTTTTCTGTAATTAATATTTTTGTCATCTTTATTATGATTTGTTTTTTATTTATATTATAAATATAATTTCACAATGGAAAAAGGATTTTGGGTTTTATTAAATAAGGTTTACAAAAAAGACTTGGAATTACTATATGGCGATGGTAGTTCTGTGGATTTTACTGAGATTTTTTATAGTAAAAGAAAAAGGATGTATGTATTCAAGTGTATATTAAATATTGGTGACGCTAATTTATATCAAGAATTGGGTGAAACTGGTCTTAATTACTTAATCCAAAAATCATTGTCATTTATGGGGATGAGAAATGAAAAAATAATGATTCACATTTCATTTGATTTACTCTAAAATATTATTTATAATTATTAAAAACATTAAAAAATGAGAAAAGTTAAACTCGGTGACAACGTAACAGTCAACTACACAGGAAAATTGGAAGATGGTTCAATTTTCGACACATCTCTTACTGAAGGAAGAGAACCATTAAGTGCCACATTGGGACAAGGACAATTAATTGAAGGATTTGAAAATGGATTACTCGAAATGAGTATTGGGGAATCCAAAACTATTGAAATTGAACCTAAACAAGCGTATGGATTATACAATCCTGAACTTAAAACAAAGATTGAACGCAATCTATTCCCGCCTAATGTTCAAGCTGGTGAAACATTACAAGGAAATTCCCCAAATGGTCCGATTATCGTAAAAGTATGGGAAGTTGATGAGGAAACCGTAACTATTGATGCCAACCACCCATTAGCCGGACAAAAGTTAGTTTTTGAAGTAGAAGTTACTAATATTTATTAAAAAAAACTAACCTATGAAAAAAACAATCTTTTTATTACTATTATGTCTAACAAGTTTCTTTGGAAAGTCTCAAACTTGTATTGATACTATCGCTTTTGATAATATGGAAACTTTTAATTGGAGTGGTGATTGGTGGAGAACCCCTCCAAATACCACAACCACTAATACTGGTTTTTTTAATAACGCTTCAGTTTCACCAAATGTTAGTGCGGTAATTTACGGAGCCGGTAATGGTTCTTCTGGTGTAGAACAAGATTGGTACGTTATGCCGAATATTAATGGATTAAACCCAACTTCAACACATAGATTCTCTTTTAGATTGGGATCCTATGTATTCTCAAGTCCCGCAGCAGCAACACGTGGGGTGGATAATACTGATTTTGTAGAAGTTCAACTCAGTACTGATGGTGGAATAACCTATTTTGGTGAAATGCGTATTCGTGGTTTTAGTAACGCAACTTGGGATTACAATACTTTAGGCGTCGCCAGTAAAACTGTCAATGGTGTTACAACCTTTTATACCCCAATCGCTGGAGGTAATAGAACTGCAACTGGTGATGGGTTTTCTGTAATACAGTTAACAATTCCACCTGGACCAACTCAAATCGCTGTTGACATACTTTGTCGTGTTAATGCCTTTGGTGAGGAGTGGTGGATTGATAATGTTCTTCTTGAAGAAATATACAATTGTACAATATTCCCCATTGAACTTATTTATTTCGGTACAGAATATGATAAAAACAACAAAGATGTAATAGTTAGTTGGAGGGCATCCACAACCGAATTAGGTGAATATTTCATAATTGAGAAATCACTTGACTCTTATACTTTTGATTCAATAGGTATTGTTTACCCAACTGAAATTGGTACAAATAATTTCCAATTTGTGGATGAGTCACCAATTTACAATGGTTATACCTATTATAGATTGAAGATGGTTGAAAATTCTACCTACAACTATTCAAATGTTTCAGTTGTTGAAGTTAAAGATTTTGTTAACAAAATAATTGTTCACCCAAATCCATTTAACGACTATATTAAAGTTCAAAATCTTGGTGATTATTATGGACTTTGTGAAATTAAAATTTACGATGTTGTCGGTAAAGAAGTTATATCACAATCATTCCAATTCGGTATTATCAATAAAATGGAAATCAATACCAAAGATTTAAGTCCGGGGATATATAACGTAGTTATAAAAACAAATGGAAATACAGAAACTTATAAGATAATAAAATAAATCAAAATGGTGTTCAAATGGACACCATTTTTTTTTAGGGATATTTATAATAAAAATATTTGATGAAAAGACTTTTAATTACTGAAGAAGACAAAAAACATATTAGACATTTATATAGATTAAATGAAATAGACTCAAATAAAGCCTTAAAAGGTCTTGAGGATTTAGTAAATAAATCAACTACTTCAAGTAGTTCAGATTCGTCAAGTAGTTCGGATTCGTCATCAGCCACTAATTTAGATACAAATGTCAATACTAAAGATTATTTTGTTCACCCTAACGCCGACTCAATAACATTAAATTATTTTCCCAACGCTATTAAATTAAATAAAGATGCTGAAAAATTATTAAAAAGTATTTTTACTGAAGCCGATACACCAGAATTAAAAATTTCTAGTACATTACGAACATACGAAGATCAAGCAAGGGTTAATTTACAAAATAGTAGAGAGAACATTAGAGCGTGGTATGGTAGTGATGTCGTACAAGTTTGGGATAAATATAAAGCAGGACAAATGACTCAACAAGAATATGCTGATTATTTAAAAGACCGATATAAAAAACGTGGGGGATTAATGAGTAATCACTTATCTGGATTGGCTATTGATATAACACCATATAGTGAAAAATTCGCATCAACAGCCGAAAAATTAATGAAAAAAGGTAACTCAGGGATTAAAAAAGTGTTAAGAGAAAAAAGTAATGGTTCTGTACATATTGAATTTGTATTCCCAGTGACAGATAAAGGAGGAATTGGAGACATGCCAAGTAAAAGCCCGACTAAAAGGAGTGAAAAAAAATCAGATAAAATGTTTAGTAAACAAGGTGTGATTATTGACACAGTAAATTCATCCTCAAATGAATATGGTTTAGTTTATGGTGGAACTCCTAGTAGTAAATATGGCGCTAAATTTATGTACGAACAAGGTGCGTCAATACTAAACAAAAATATGATTTATGCTAATAATGAAATACCAATATCAAGTATTGAACAAGAATTAAAATCAATTAATCCTAATGGTAAAATTAAATCGGTTAGTGGGTTTTCAGGAGGTGGGCCTAAAACAATTGAAGCCATGAACTTAGGTAAATATGATTTTATTGGTTTGATTGACCCCTTTATTAGTCAAGTATATACGACTTTACCTAATAATGTAAAAATGATTTCAAGGGGAAATAACTGGTCTGGATACCCATCAGTTAGAGATGTATTGAATAAAATGGAATCAACTGGGACTTCTGAATTAATTGCATCTAATTCATACAACCATAATTCGATGCCTGAAGTATTCTTTAAGAAATACGGAAAAGAAATGTAAATTAATTTAAAAAAAACATGAACAAGAAATTTATAATAACAGAATCAGACCGCAATCAAATTAAAAAATTATATAACATAACTGAGATTGATTCTGCAAAAGCATTAGAAGCTTTAATTAAACTTGTTGATAAATCTGATGCTAGTTTAATGTCAACTGACACTACATCATCAACAGAAACTGAAGTTTCAAACATAAAAAAACCAGAAGGTTACAAACCAAAATTTAAAAATAAATTTAATGTTGATTTAGAAGGTGGAAATGAAGGACATAAAAAAAGAGCTTTTGGTAATTGGGAATCTGATAATGCTTGGGATTTATTCGCCCCAGCTGGTACAAAGGTTGAGTCAATAACAAAAGGAATAGTCACTAAAATAAAAAATTATGGGCAAAAACGTTCTAAAGTGTATGGAACGGGAATTTCAATTAAAGGTACGGATGAATATCCAAATATTTTTTATACTCACTTAAAAAATGTAAACTTAACAGTAGGTCAAACAATTGATGTCGGTGATATTATTGGTGAAATTTCAGAATGGGAAGGTCATCCATCTGACATTGAACATGTACATATTGGATTACCTTGGAATTTAGAATTAAGGGATTATATATCCTAAGACTACTCGTACATCATATATTCCATGTATGGATTAGTTTTCTCAAATATTTTTAACAATTTTGCAGATATTGAATTAGCCTCATCTTCGTTAATTCCCCCAATACCAGGACCCATTTCTCTGCCCATAACACCTAATTGGTATTCGTGAACCCATTCATGACCTAATGTTCTCAAAATATCTCTTAACATTCTACCTTTGGATAGAATGTTTATCTCACCTAACGAACTTCTTGACCCAGTTGTCATTCCCCCAACTCTATTGGGTAAAAAGTGTATTATTAATTCATTTTTAATTGGGTAGTTCTTATAAAGAAATTTAATGTAATCATGAATGAACTTATGTTTACCTTTCTTTAATGAAGAATCTTTATAAATAACTTTTATTTTCATCTTTATAAATATTTTGATTATTCTAAAATATTTATAAAATAAAAGTATGAACAACAAATTTTTAATAACAGAATCAGAACGCAATCAAATTAAAAAATTATATAATATAACTGAGATTGATTCTGCAAAAGCGTTACAAGCTTTAGATCAATTAGTAAATAAGTTTAAGAGTGATTCGTCCGATAAAAAAAGTGAGGATGATACAACAAATTCAAGTAATTCAAGTACACCAACTGACCCAATAAAAGAATTAAATGACAATGAAAATATTGTATTTAATCAATTAAAAACAGATGGGTTCACTGATGAGGCTACGGCGGCTGTAATGGGTGTTGTTGGAGGCGAGAGCGGTTTTAAAACATTCAAAGAAGCTGGTTATGGGACAACATCAAATGATAGGATTAGGGCTATTTTTGGGGCAAGAGTGAGTAATTATACTGACCCCCAATTAGATGGCTTAAAAAAATCAAATGAGAATTTTTTCAACGCTGTTTATGGGGGACAACACGGAAATGCCCCCAATGAAGGGTATAAATACGTGGGTAGAGGGTTCAATGGAATCACATTCAAGGGAAATTATGAATTAGCGAAAAATTGTACGGGTATTGATTTTGTTGGGAGACCTGAATTAATGGAAGACCCAAAATATGCTGCAAAAGCATTGGCTTGTTATTTTAAACCGATTAAAGGTATTTCAGATTTTGAAAAAGCGTTCCAAGAAGCTTTTCGTTATAACGCGGGTCCAGGTAATAGTTTTGCGTATTATGCTAGTAGTAATAATCCTGTTGCAGTACAAGGGATTCCACTTAAACGAGGAAAAGCTCAACAATACTACAAGAAAATAAAAGAGTAGATTATTTTGGTTTATCCCTACATAATATCATATCTTTCTTTTCATTAAGATAATAAACATAGTCTACCCCATTTATTTTTTCTTCTTTCTTTTCATATTTGACGGAATCAATTTTAAATCCCTTCCTAGAACAATGGGTTGCGGTTTTAATGTCTTTCTCATTAAATTTTTTTGTTTGATCTGAAGTCGTGCCAGTTGATGGTGGCGGAGGTGTTCCCCCTGATACTGGAGGAGGTGGAGATGGGGGAGTTCCACCCATAGGTGGTGGAGCTGGCGGTAATGGACCTGGAGGAGCTTGTTCCAAAATATATTTACGTTCCAATAAAAGATTTCTTTCTTGAATTAACCTTGTTTTTCTATAAGACATATTAACTTTTATTTATAAATATTAAAACCTATCAAAATAGATAGGTTTTTAAATTTAGCTCAATAACTTATTTACTTCATCCATTATCTGTTGTTGTCTTTGTTCCAATTGTTGAATCCTTAAACGTTGTTCTTGATTTAATTCAATACTTTCACCTTTTATTGAATTTATTTGATTAAAACATTTTGTGTGTTCGTTTAATAAATTTCCGTAAATCTGTCCTTTTTGTTCTGTTGTCATAATATTTAGTATTTATTTTTATATGAATTTAATCCAAAAATATGATTTTCAAATTAAATTAATGGTAATCTTATTATCAATAATACAACCATTTATTTTAATGTCAATATGTGGTGAGTTGTGGTCTATATCAAATTATTGGAAAACCCCACTCCAACCTATGTTTATTATTGTAAACACGGCCACAAGTTATTTCTTTTTCAGTACTGACCGATGGGTAATACCTTCAATTTTTTTATTACTTCTGACCGCGTTCTCTTTAGAGATGTATCCCACCATTCATAATGTTTTCGCGGGATGTTTTTTCTTATCTTGTATTTATCCACTATTGACATTAAAAAGATTTAAATTCTTTGGTCTTTTATATATATTGTCAATATTGGTTTTATTGTTATCAGGTATGTTGTGGTTCGAAATTTATTGTGTTTTAATACTAGGGTCATACCATTTAACAATACTTATTTATAAACATAATTTGGATAAATTAAGAAAAAGTCATAATTTATACCGCTGACGTTTTTGGTAATCACTTACCAAGTCATCATATCTCCACAACTCGTACTTCTCCACAACCATCCCAATGTGTTTCCAATAACCTTCACCACCATAACCAGTACAATTGTTTGACCAATATTCCCAGTCTTTTCCAATGGCGTTTGGATAAAATTTATTCAAGAATTCTGCATGGTCTTGGAATGAAGCTTCAAAGTTGTCATACTTTCTCCATCTTGATCCACTAGAAGTTTCATAATAACCTCCAACATACAATTCTTTATAATACTTCATACCAAACAGATTATTACTATGTTTAGCAATATCTGATCTTCCTCCTCCACTCTCAGTAATAGCTTGTGCTAATTGAATACTAGCTGGCACTCCACATTCTAACTGATGTTGGATGGTAACACCCCCGTATTCTTCACAGAATTTGGCGTAGGGGTGTTTTTGTTTAAAATTCACACTGTACGATATGTCTTCAGCAATAATATCACTGTGAACCATTTTTTCATCTTCCGAAGAAACTGAAATGTTTTGGGTGTTTCTATATTCAAATGAGGTAAATAATAAACCCAAAAGAATTGCAATTACTCTTTTCATAATGTTTTTGTTTTTAGGTTGAACCACAATTCATTAAACCCTATTACATTATAAATATATTAAATGACATTGAAAACCCTTATTAAAGAAAAACCCCATCTATAAAAGATGGGGTTTTATAGTTTAACCATTAAAATCAACATTAGACGATGCTTCTGGGGCTTTTAAATCTAAAGTAATTGGATTATCTAAATCCCAAGCAGGTTCACCAAAAACTCCTGATTCAAGACTCCTATATAATTTACCACTAATCAAACCCTCTTTTTCAAAAGTTCCGATAATAATGTCATTGGTTTTAATCTCATCATCAATACTATAATCAAACTTATAATTCAATTGTACTCCATTAGGTTGATAATCTTGATTAAAATAGAGCATACCTATTCCTTCAGTAAATTTTCCTTTTAATCCTGGTTTTGTACTTTTTTTTAATTTACCTTTCTTGTCTTCGTCTTTTCTACCCTCAATTGTTGTTACACCAGGAAAATATAATATTTTGTCATTATCAATTTCCCATCTCAAACTTTCACCAGTATGTGTTTCCCCCTCAACTAATAAAGGTTTAACATTACCAAGTTTAGAATTAATTAATTTGTTAAATTTTTTAGTCTCAACAATTAATGAGTTGTTGTATTGTTCTAATATTCTGTTTTTCTCAGAATTATTTAAATCATTTAATAAATGTTTCATATTATTTTTTATTTATAAATATATCCCACAAACAAAAAACCTCACATTATCTTTGGGATTTTTTATTATCATCAATAACTCGTTTAATTAATTCTTTCAAATTATTTTCATCCAACATTTCCTTTTTTATTTTGTTGGTAATTAAGTTGTTTGTTCCTTTTATCTTATGATACAAATCCCAATCCCAAATTGATTTGTTTTTCATAATTTTTATCTCACTCCAGATATTTTACTAATTTTATATTTATAATGTTCCTCAAACCATTCCTTTAATAAAGAATCAAACATATCACCAAATGATCCCATAATGGGGGAGAAAAATATAACGTCATATTCCAATAATAAATCATTACCATAATCATCAATTGGAATTAATTTGAAAACAAATAAATCATCCTCCCAATCATCCTCATCAATGTCACCATCTTCATTTTTTTTAAAAAATACAAGAGAGGTATATATATTGTAATCTATATCCTCATATTCTTTTTCATCTTGAATTAAATCGGTGTATTTTTTCATAAATTTGTCAAAGATACTTTTTAATTTAATTTCAAAGTCATCCTCATTGATTACCCTCTTAACTAATCTCACCAAGTCACCCTCAGTTAATTTTATTATTCTTCTCATAATTTTATTTTTTTCTATAAACAATAAACGGGTCTTTATTTTCACCGTCTTCCGTTTTATATATATTTTGTTTCATTATTGGTTTATCAGCTGACCCATCACTAACATATTCATTGTTTCCTACATAAACCCCAATATGATATGGATACGTATTTTCAGAAGACCAAACATACTGAATCAAATCACCAGGTTTTAATTCTTTATTTGGAACTATTTTATACCCATATTGTCCGTGATTTTGTTTAAATGTTCTATTGTCCAAAACATCTGTAGGAATTCCAGATGTTAACCCAGCATTTTTATATATGTCACAAACCCCCTTAACGCAAGTATTAGATTTAAACTCCTCTTGTCCTGTTACATTCTTCCAAATTGTCTCTTTTGTTCCTTTTGGCTGTCTTGATACATCTATTTTCTTTTCAGCCATCTGTTTTGCAACAAACACCAATTTGTCTTGAGATGACATTAAACGCCAATTGTCAGGGTAATTAATGAATGGAGAATATGATGGTTTCTCAAACTCCCAAGCATCACCAGGATAATCAGTAATCCCAGTATATCCCGGAACTGACGTTTCCTCACTCAAGTTATATAATGAAAGAATCTCAATTTTTTCCCCTTCAATTATTATTAATCGCTTCATTTTTTATAATTCTTATTAATAAATATTAATAAACCCCCAAATATATGATTATAATAAATAACCATCTCGTGTAAATGGACGAGATGGTCATAATGAAATATCCCCACACCTTATTTAGACATGGGGATATTATTATCCAATTAAATGTTCATCACACAAACCCTTATTTAAAAAAAACTGAGCATTATACTCAATTGAATTTTTACCATAGTCATATCCATAATCATCCGTCAGATATACCTTAATCAAATCAACACCCTTCAATTTTATAATAAGACAATTATTAATAACCTCATCAGTTACATCATCATCAAGAAATGACTCAATAACCAATTCCACCAATCTCATTGGATTAATGTAATAATGATTAACTATCAGAAATTCATTAACATCGTATTCAAAATCATAATAATTCATAATATTTTATATTTAACAATCACATCAATAACCTCATCAACCAATTTATCCTCCAACTCCCTCAACTCATCAATACCCTTAGAACCATAAGGTAAACTAGTTGGCAATAATAAGTCACCAAAACCAGGTTTGTTGTCCTTCACCACACCAGAATAAATCTTGTTATCAACCATATCCACACTAATAGCATCAACAATCTTTCCATCCTCACTTAAGATAATTACATTGTAATTACCAACCTTCCGAATAATGACACCACCATGACCCAATTCCTCAATGTCCTTAACCTTTTTCAAAAACATTATCAATAATGTGGATGGCATATACTTCCCATGCTTATCCAAAAATCTCTTGAATAAAAATACACCCAAGATTATAACAACCAAAACAATTAACGCAATCATAGTATTAGATTTTAATGTGATTCAATATTAATATAACCATATGACATTATCAATAGTTCAAAAAAATCATTTTAATTAATCAATCGGATATGGGGACATCTTTAAAATTAGTTGATTATATAATTCCTTTTCCTCATTATTGAAAGTTGATATGACTTTTTTATAATCAGCCCCAAGAAAATTCATATAGTCATCAAAAGTATCCTCCGATTTTGATAATGTATAAAAAATCATATGTTTTAATAGTGATAAATCATTGAGAATATATTCTTTTGGGATATATTTTTTTATATAAAAAATACTTGCAGGATGTTCTAACATTGTATTATATTTAGTACGTATAAATTGATTAAATTTATAATCATTATCAATATAATTGTAACTCCATAAACTATATTTATTGTTATTAGATAAACGATTTTTCAAGTAATTAAATTTATTCTTTATTGATTCATACAAATATCCGTCCGCAATCTTTTTATTTTCATCATTCAAAAATTTATATTCCCAGGGTGGTAAATAATTAAGAATATCTTCTTTATCATTCTTTATCTTAGGTAAAACTCGTTCCTCAAATGCCTTATTATAGACATCAATATAACGTTTTAACAATTTAGGTGATAATTTAAAATTAGGATGCGTTGAAGTTCGTACCAAATTCACATATTTATTTCTTAAATCCTCCGGTAAACTAAAAAATTGATTATCAGTTAATGGATTGCTTTGATAAGGGTTCTCAACCACATTAATAATATAAGCTTCTTTATCAATATAAGGTAATTCCGCAAAGTCTTCATCCGATAATTTAAGTGGATAACCTTTAGGTTGTCCGGCTGTAGCCATATCCAAAAATTTAGAACTCCTTTTCAACTGAATATCAGTCATAGGTCTAGACATAAATAAATCCTTTTTCCCAGCTAATTCTGGAGCAACCTTAATTATATCATCCCAACTTTTTATCTCGTCACCATCATTATTTGCTGATGTTAATTTATATCTATTATCATTTAAAACTTGAATGATAATAAAATGCCACTTATCTCAGAATCATAAGTTATGAATTTACCATTTTCACACCTTATTTAGACATGGGGATTATATTAATAAAAGTCATCAGTTACATCATCATAACCACATGAAATACCCAAATTTTAGTTCAATACCCTCCTCAAATAAGGGGTCATACAAATTTTCAGACATATATTTATAAATTTCTGATTTCAAATTAAAATCTACCTCTTTCCCAGAATAACTCTCATTGAAGAATAATAAATTTATTAAATTACCTTCAAGTTCAATCTGAAATCTCAAATAATTATCATCAAAATATTTAAAGTTCTTACCTTTTATTGAATAAACCAAAAATTCCCCTTTGATATCAAAGATATTGTTTTGGATGGTTTCTTTATTATCAATAATTCTCACTTCTTCCATATCAATAAATCCCAATTTATCCAATATCTTGATAACCATCTTTTGATACAACTCATCCATAGTAATTACTAATTAACATCTCCGCCAGCTCATAATCAGCTCTGGATATCTTAAATATTTTCTCCAACTCATCCTCTTCCCCCTCATTAATCACCCTCTTAATTAATTTAACCAAGTCACCCTCAGTTAATCTAATAATTTTTTTTATATTTTATTAATTCAGGATAATCATTTAATAATTCTTTATCAAATTTAATAAAATTAACATCAGTATAATTGTCATCAACAATTTTAACAATGTCTTTATCAGTACCCTTATATATTGCAAATATTCTTGATGATATCTCACCATCAATATAAAAACTATAAAAATCAGGATCTTTAATAAGTTTTGTCCAAATTCTTTGAGACTCCGCGCTGACATTGGAAGTTGAACTACCCCATCCCAAATATTTTATGAACTCCTGATATATCAAATAACCCAATCCAGTTCCCATTAAAATTGATGGCAACCCACCAATAAAATGTATCCTATTTCTAGGTTCACCCTCAGTTTCAATCACAACACCCCAATCATTCAATATCTCATCAACATTCTTTATTATTCCCCTATTTGTTTTTTTCATTGCGGGAATCTCCAAACCATAATGCTCATTCCCATATAAACCACTATAATCAAAATCAACCCTAGATGGAAAATGCTTAATCCCAAAATTTGGGGGAAATATAACCTCATATGAATTGTTACCCTTATTTATGAACTTCAATCCATACGGCTTACTACGAGTAATCGGCTCATCCTTGAAAACATTACCATAATCCTTTACAAAAGTATCATCCAATTCCTTCTTCCTATAATAGTCGGTATTAGGTTTCTCCAAATATGTTCCCTCAATGTCAATCTCATCTATCTCACCCTCATTGATTACCCTCTTAATTAATTTAACCAAGTCCCCCTCAGTTAATCTTATGATTCTCTTCATACCAATTTTTTATTTATAATTATATTTGAATACCAAAGATGGGGGAAATAAAAAAAACAATGTGCAAATAATACACATTGTTCTTATCATCATTAATTTCCGTGTGATTCACTATACTCCCTTAAACCTGGAACATCAACACCTCTATCCTCATAATCCCTATATGTTTTTAAATACATACCTTGAGCATCTTTTTTAAATCTCGCATGTTCTTCTTTTGTTATCATAATTGTTGAACCATATTTTTTTATCATAACAACAAATTCTTCAAATGTCATATCTCGATTTAAGTCCATATCTTGAAATATAAACTTACTTGATAATGTACGATTGTAGTAATGATCCTTAGCCCTCATATTATATGGAACTAATTTTGCCGCCTCAGATATTAACCCTGTCTTCAAAAAAGATAAATCAAAAATTGGGGAACGAAAAGTTGAACAGAAATTGTTAAGTTTATCTTCATCATCTTTTATTACTAGATACCTAAGTAAATTAACTTTGTAAAGTTCATATAATTCATTCATCTTCCAAATCTGCCTATCTTTAAACTCCGGCTTTACCTTTGGTTCTTTTACTTTCTTTACCCTTGGTTTTTTCTCCTTCTTTACGTTTGACCCTTGAATCTTCGTTGCTCTTGGCATAATCTTATTTTTTTATTGGTGATATAATATTAACATAATCACATAACACCCCATTTAGTTCCATCAATCTCAAAATATTTTTAAATTAAAAAAGGGGCTGGGGATTGAATACGAGTGATAACGAGAAAATTATAATTCCGCAATTTGTTGCTCAATTAATTCTTTATATAATGGATGCTCCCTATATTCCTTCAATAAGTTGAAATAAAAATTAATCTTATCATCTATTTTTTGTCCTTTAGGTTGAGATGTATCCCATAACTCCAAATTCTCAATTCTATTGTCAGTCCTTATCCCATTTATATGATGTATGTTTTGGTGGGGTAATAATTCTATACTATAATAATTTTCGTAATTATGTCTATGTTCTAGTTTATATTTAGATTCATTTCTATAATATACTAATCTATAACCATTCTTATTAATTTCACCCCCCCCTTATTTCTATCACCCCATACCATCTGTGAATTTACTTTCAAAATATTTTTTGAACCCATCCATGTCAATTCCCAAAATATCAAATGTGCTACAACCCTTCTTCAGATTACGTTTTTGAAATGATAAATTAATTAATCTTCTTATGTTCTCTTGTAACCTAAAAATGGGATTAGTTTTCAATTTCCTCTTATATGAGTTTCTTTTATTTGTTTTGTCCTTTTGGGGGTTTTTACTTTTCCACTCCTTTAATTTGGATAAAACGTGTTCTTTATTTTTATCCCTCCACTCCTTGTTCTTAGTGGGATTGTCTATCTTATATTGTCTCATATACTCATTCTTCTTATCTCTATTCTTTTCCCCATACTCTTTCTTCTGTTTCAAATGACATTCTGTACACTCAGCCCTATATTTCTGTGTATCCTTTCTGAAGTAAAATTCACTTACTGGTTTTTTCACCTCACACTTTTTACATACCTTTTTTTCCATAAACATTTAATTTTATTAATGTTCACAAAGATAATACTACTTCCCCTTTTTCCAAAAAATTTCCCAAAATTTTTTTTTCATTTTCACTTATGATTCCCCCTTCTTAGATTTTTTCCCAAAAATTTTTCCTAGAATTTTTTTACACACTTTAATTAGGGGATTGTCCCCCCTATATACGACATATACCCCCCCAGGGAGGGAGGTGGGATACCCAGCATATACGGCATATACGAGGGGGGAGGGGTATATAGGGTATACGCCCCCCTATAATACACATTAATATGTCGTTTACAATAGGGGGGGGAGCTATATTATATTACCTTATGTTCCACGTGGAACAATATGATATGATACTAGTGATGATTATTTTAGATATGGTGGGGATCATAGTAACCAAGTTCCCCAGGACTAACTTCAGTATATGGTGGAGACGTTATATCTGTGATGTAGATCCTGATGACAGATAATTATTTAGTATACCTAGTGAGTGATTACGTATATCCATTTGTAGTCCAGGTAAGTCCCCATCATTCAGTGGGGATATTTCGTTTATATAAGATATTATATCTATCATAGATACTTCGGTTAAGATGTATATGGGATGGGGTTGTAATTTAGATTTTGTATATGTCTTTTTATATGTACATCCCCCTATATAATCGTTTATCTTGTATATGATTATGTATTCTTCGTTTACCGGTTCTATTATTGTCGGTATATTTTGTATATGGGGATTCATAATTTGTATATGGGTATATGGGTTTATTAGTATATGAGGGGGAATTATATATGTTAAAAGTGTTAAAAAATTTGGAAATGTCATTATGTCAGGTGGTGGGGACAGTCCCCACATAGAGTTGAACTAGTATAATAATAAAATAATATTAAGAAAAGTGTATATGAATATTGGGTTATTGCTATCCCCAGACTAAATAATGTCCATTATTGGTATGATTAGGGTATAATATTTTACTACATATATTTCTCAGAGAAAAATGTATATGTTAAGGAATAGTTAGCGGGGACACGATAGTGTCTTAGGGATATACTTTCAACCCATCTTTGATGGTGTGGTATAATGTTTAAATGATTATACAATGGGGTATCATAGTGTTCATATAATTGGACATTATGATTTCCCTGTATATAATTTACTATAATATCATTGGAATGAACGATAGTTCAGAATATCATTGATAGTGACGATAAATTACCATAATGAATTACCATAGGTATCCTATTGGGATATAGTTGGGTGGATAATGATAAATTCTTTGGTGTGGGGAAACTTTATATGTCCATTGGTGTGTTGGTAAGGGATGGGTATAGATAATGTCTTATATGGGGAATGTTATAATAATATATGAGCGACCAACCCCACATAGCGATAGTGATTTTCCCTGGACTGAAAGGGAGGGGGAAAAATGTGGGATGATGGTTGGGGAGTGAGTATATTATTATAACATCATTGTATTTATATGAATAAAGTTTAGAGTGATATGATAATAATAAATGAAAGCCAATTGAGGTTGATTGTTGAGAATGGGGTAAAAAAGGAAAGACTATTAACAATTACGATTGATATGATTGTTGATGGGGAATCTTTTGATGATATTTTGGATTTATACAATACTGAGAAGGAGAAGAAGAATTTCGTTGGTATAAAGTTACTTGGTAATATTGATTTTAGTAGAGGGTTTGGCAATAAGATTGGATTTGGTGTTGTTGAATTTTGTGATGAACTGGTTGAGGTGAATGGGGATTTGAGGGTTGTTAATAATTACACCATTGGTTTCCCCAAATTAAGGGTGGTGACTGGTGATATGCTTTTATCAATGGTTGATGTTCGTTCATTACCTAAATTAAGGTATGTTGGTCGTAATTTGACTTTAAGAAGAAGTAAGATTAGTGAATTACCAGAATTAGAATCTGTTGGTGGGAGTTTGGATTTAGAAAGAAGTCAAATTAACTCATTACCAAATTTAGAATCTGTTGGTGGGTTTTTGGATTTAAATTATAGTAAAATAGAATCATTACCAAAATTGGAATCTGTTGGTGAGGAATTATATTTAGGTAATACCCCATTATTAGAAAATACAACTGAAGAAGAATTAAGAAGTAAAATAAATGTTGAAGGGAAGATATATCTATGAAACTAATAATAACTGAAGAACAATTAAGATTGATTATTGAATCAGAGGGTGAGGATAATCTGTTAGATTTTACTCCATTTATGTATGCTGATTCTGATAAATGGGATAATATGTTTACACATATTAATAAAAAGAAGGGTGGAATATATACTGGTTATTATATTAGTGGTGATTTGAATTTAGGTAATACCCCAATTAAAAGTTTGGGTAATCTTAAATCTGTTGGTAGGGATTTGTATTTAAGAGATACCCAAATTAAAAGTTTGGGTAATTTGGAATCAGTTGGGGGTCATTTGAATTTAGGTAATACCCAAATTGAAACTTTGGGTAATTTGGA